TTGTCAATCTGGCAATGCTGTTATAGGTAACATGGGATCTGACACTCGATTTGATTATTCAGCAATCGGTGATCCAGTCAATACTGCGGCGAGATTAGAGAGCGCAACAAAAGACGTGGGTGTGGATATATTGATTGGTGAGAACACTGCAAAGAATTGCAAACTTGTATTAAAATCACTAGAATCGATTAAAGTAAAAGGTAAAAAGGACGAGCTGCCAATATGGACAGTATAAAAAAAGCTGCTAAGAAGTTTTTTACTTGGATTATAAATTTATTAAGACCAAGGTACGAAGTTACAGTGTCCTGGAACAAAGAGTATGGCGATGCCGATGATAGAATTTACATATCGAAAAGAGTCATGGTTCAAAAAGATAGGCATTTAAAATTTATAGATGAGGACAATAAATTGATTGAATACAGAAGCGCTGGCGGCCTCAACTACATAATCAAAAGATTATAATGCAACAGTTACTTATTGGAATTATATTGGTATTGGGAGCTCTTTCATATTGGCTTTACAGTGAAAACACAATCCTACAGGCCAACAATAAAAGCCTAGAAGGTGCAGTCGCAACCCAAGAAGAAACCATCAAAACTTTGGAGAATGATTTTCAACTCCAAACACAACAGCTCCAAGACATGACGATCAAAAGTCAAGCAGCATTAAGGGAGCTCAATAGATACACTCAGTTTATTCAGAATTATAAATTAACAGCTAAAATACTTGCAGATCCGATAGAAATGCAAAGGAAAATAAACAATGGCACAAAACATATCATGGAAGACATCGAAAAACTCAGCAGCACTGTTGATGATCTCGATGATGGCTTGCAGTTGCA